TAATTAAATTTCCACCATCTGCTGCTTGTATGTCATCTGCTTTTACAACTGAACCACTGATCGTAGTTGTTGCACCGCATTTAGTGACTACTGCACCGCCGCATTGGTTTTCTATGTTATCTACTTTTATTTTACTTGTCATAATTATTGAAATTTGTACCTTATTACTACTATACCAGAACCGCCTGTACCACCTAATTGTGCGTTACCGCCACCTTCACCTCCACCACCACCACCAGTATTAGCTACACCATCTTTAGGTCCTCCTGGATTACTTGGTGCGGGGTTACCGATCCCAGGTCTTCCATAACCACCACCACCTAAACCACCTGCTCCTCCCGGGCCACCTGCAGAAGTTGGCCAAGAGCCACCACCTCCTCCTCCAGCGTAAGACGTAGGTGAAGCACTTATACTTGTTGTTGCACCAGCTCCACCATCACCACCTTTATCTGTTGGAACTGTTGGTGTTGGGCCTGCAGATTGTCCTGCTGCGGTTGCACCTCCACCACCACCTCCATTATAATTTACACCACTTGGTCCACCATCATTTCCTTGAGGAGGACTAACAGGAGGGGTATTACCTGTTCCACCTGTATTTAATGCAGGGGTCGTACTAGGTCCACCACCACCACCTGAACCACCATTATTTCTTGAAACTACTGGAGCATAAGGGGCGCAACCACCTTTTCCTCCTCCTCCGCCAGTAGATGTAATTGTACTAAATATTGAATTGCTTCCTGAATTTCCAGGTACTTCGTCATTAGTTGGACCATTAGCAGTTCCACCAGCTCCAACTGTTATTGGATAACCTTGTCCTGTAACTGGTAAATTATAACCTGGTCCTGAAGTTGCATTTAATGGACTAGCTGTATAAGTATCGGATGCTGCTTTAGATTCTCTAAATCCTCCAGCACCAGCTCCTCCTGCAGCTCTAGTTCCACCACCGCCACCGCCAGCTACTACCATATAAGAAACTGTATTTGATCCTAGAACATTACCTGCACAAGTAACTGTAAAAGTTCCTGGTCCTGTAAATGTGTGAATTTTAAAATCTCCACAACAAGTGACTGTTCCACCTGTTGCTGCTACATATGCAGGAGGTAAAACACCTGATTTTTCATTATTATTAACTGGAACCCATCCTTGAGTTCCATCAACATAAACTAAAGTTATTGCATCTCTGTTTTCATAAATTAAAGAATCATCTGTTCCACCTTCAATGTTAGAACCATTTCTTGCAATTGTAATAGGGTTTGTTCCTGCTGTTCCTGCATAATCTGCTACACCTACGATGTCTCCCGCACTTGGTGATGCTGGTAGCGTTACTGTAATAGCTCCAGATGTCGTATTTACAAAATATCCATTACCACTTACAGCAGTAAAACTTGCAGTCTTTGCTGTAGTGTCCCAATCAACCGTTCCAGTTCTTCCAAAACCTGTTTGACTACCATTATTAACAACAGTAGTTCCAGAAGGAAAAGTTATCGTATCTCCTGAAGCACCAACTGTTAAATTAGTTCCGCATTGTGGTTCGATTGCATTTACTTCTATCTTACTCATTAAATAATTACCAATGTTCCTGTTATAGTTTGTGTTCCAGTAACAGTTACTGGTCCTGCTAACACGCCTGAATCTAACGTTTGATCTTCATCTAAAGTAGAGGCATGAGTTACAACAAATCCTGTTGCTGTCATCACAGGTGATACAGTTCTCTTTGCAGGTAATGTACAAAATACATTTTTAGTTCCCGCTGAAAAGTTTACTGCGCTATCACTATTAGATGATGTTATAATTGTATCTCTTGATAAAGTATCGGGTGTTGCATCGGTTACTGTACCAATACCAACCTCCCACTCACCAGCTGAATTTAATTCAATTGCATAGTAAGTTGTGTTTGTAGTTCCAATTCCTGCAACAAAACTTTCATAGCCAGTTTCTGCGCCAGCTAAATCAATAGTTCCAGTTCCAGTAGTTGTACTAGTTTCTTTAACTCTATCGTTAATTACTAAAGCCATTTCTACTCCAAAATTTTATTACGCGTCGCCAAGTCTAATGATTGCATTAGATGAATCAGCAGTTGGAAACTGAATAACGAAATCACCGTTAGTCGCTGTTTTGTCTCCGCCGAAATCTAAAACTAATACTGCTTCATTAGAAGTTCCTTTATAAATCAGAGCGCCTGCAGCTGTTAAAGTTACAGATGAAAAAGTTAAATCTGCAAAGTCAACATATGCAATGTTACTTGATATTGCTACACCATTATTAGTTAAAGTATTTCCACCCGCTGTATAGTTTGTACCAGACGAAGAAACTTCGTTAGTAGTTATATAAGCTGTAGTGGCAGTACTGAAACCACCTAACGATGTATAAAGTGCAAGTTTGAAAGTTGATCCGCCAGAATCAAAATCAAACACACCACCAAGTAGGTCTGTTTTAAAAGAGTCAGGTACTATATTAGCCATTTATATTATCTCCTTAGTTTGGTGATGGCGACTTAATTTGAGAACGAATAACGCCATCTTGCCATTCATCTCTACGTCTTCTACCTTCTTGTTCGATAGAATAAGATTTTGCAGCCCTTCTATATGACTGTTCATAGTATTGTAACAGATCCGCTGGACCTTTCAAGTATCCATATGCTTCTACCAGACATGAGTACAAAAGTAAATCCTGATATTTATTACTTGTATAAGTACCTTGTGTGCTTCCTGGAGAAGCTGTTATTGAATCTGGTTGTTTTGTATAAGCTAATGTTATTAAATAAGTGCTGTCTGGAGTAGGTGAAACTACCCAAAAGTTTGCGTCCCAGTTACCATAATACTTAGGTAATCCTGATTGAGTTCCTGGTGTATTATAGTATTCTGCCATAAAAGATGTATCTCTTTTATCTAGAAATACTTGGTTACCAGATGAATCAGTTAATTGTACATATCGAATAAATCTTAAATCAGATGGAATAGTTACATACCTATTTCCAGCTTGTAAATTTGATGTAGCATAAAATCTATTATCGTCAGAATCTACTTCTCTATAAATTCTGTTTTCTGCGTTTTTAATTATAGTATTTAAAACACTTGAAGATAAAACAGAACTGTCTACCTCTGTGTAATTTCGAATATCGTCTTGTAAGTTTGTAAGTGTGTATGCCATTATGGTGTAAGTGTAACCGGACCAGCCGATATACTTCCTCCTCCTATTTTTTCAGTTGCAGTTGCAGTTCCTGAAGCTGTAAATGTATAGTTATTAGCATTTGTAACTGTAATTGTAAATCCCGAAGCATTATTAATATCTGCAGCAGTAATACCTGCACCTTCTTCACCATCTCTAAATCTAACTACATCATTTGTAGATCTTCCATGATTTTCTTCAAATACAGTTATGGTTTGAGATCCACTTGCAGTGGTTAATGGATTTAATGTTAGTATTCTTGCAACAGCAGGTTCTACTCTTGCAGGTCTTGCATTTAATAAACCTTGAGGATCAGCGGCATGTGGTTTTGGTTCTAATTGAGGATGTTTAGGTTCAAATTCTGATATATGAACTCTTGCTCCATTCCATTCTATTACCATTTCAGAATAAGGAAATGCTAGTCCCGATCTGTCTGATATAAATTGTGCATATTTACCTGAAGAAAGACTAGACATTAAGACTCCGGATAATAAACTTTAGGACTTATATAAGTACTAGATGATGAGCCGTCCTCTTGTAATGCTCTTTGTAACTCATCTTCATATAACATTTTTAACATTTGAACTCTGTCTGGTGCATTTTTAATTGAAAGATAATAAGCTAATCCTGCAGTCATACATGGTACAAATCTATATGGAACATCTGCTTCATTACTGTAAGCCCCTGCGTCTTGAATTCTTTTTACATAATAGTAATTTAAAAAATTACCCGCTTCTGTTGAACCAGGCGTCAGGTATAAAGTGACTGTAATCTTGTCTATAAATCTTTGAACAAAATACTGTGAAGGTGTTCCTTCAGAAGTTTTATTTGAAAAAGCTTGATATTGTGATCTACTTATTTTTGTAAGTGGTGTGTCTACATTAGAGTTTCTATAAGAAGCTTCTAATATATCATCTACACCATAAACAGCTGTAGCATCAGAAGTTCCATCTGCTGTTGATCTAAACATTGTATATGTTGCTTGACCATCGACTAACGTAATTGAATTGTTTGCAACTTCCCAATAATGTAAACCTCTATTAGCCCATTCTTGAAACAATATATTAAGAGATCTTCTTGCAGATTTTAATTGATGTCCAGAAACACCAGTAATCCCAATTCTTTCATAAGACTCTTCAACAATATCTGAAATAGAAAGACCTGATTCGAAAGTTGTAGTTCCGGAAGTTGCCATTCAGCCTCCTACTTGTCTAATAATATAGTCGCAGCAGTTAAACTTGTGAATGCAGAAACTGTCATGCCATCAACAAAT